ACAGCATCATGCTGGATGGGTTGACGAGCTAGCCAAGTTCCGGTACATGCAGGAGTGTTGGGACCAGCTGCAGTTTGGTCTGCGTCTAGGCGATCACCCCCGGGTTCTAGTAACTACAACTCCTCGTCCTCTGCCTCTTGTTAAAAAGTTGATGGTTGATGAAGATACGTTCGTTACCAGAGGGTCCACTATGGACAATGCCAGTAACCTGGCCGCAAATACCCTCAAACAACTGTATGACAGATACGGTTCCACACGCCTGGGTCGCCAGGAACTTGAAGGAGAGGTTCTTGGAGATATTCCAGGAGCACTGTGGAATCGAGACGCTATCGACAATGGACGAGTAAAGGAAGCTCCTCTTGATTTAGAGCGGGTGTATGTAGCGGTTGACCCTGCTGCGTCGTCAGAAGAGAACAGCGATGAAAACGGCATTGTAGTCGTAGGCTTAGCTCGAGACAAAGACGGCTACGCTCGAGGATACGTTCTGGAAGATGGAACTCTAAGGGGTTCCCCAGAAGAATGGGCTTCGCAAGCTGTACGTCTGTACCGTAAGTGGCAGGCTGATAAGATTATTGCAGAAAAGAATAACGGCGGTGACATGGTGGCTTCGGTTATCCGTGCCCAAGACCGCTCTGTCCCCATTAAACTGGTTCACGCTTCGCGCGGCAAGGTTGTCCGGGCAGAACCTATCTCTGCTCTGTACGAACAAGGCCGGATACACCACGTTGGTATGTTCGAAAAGCTGGAAGACCAAATGTGTCTGTTCTCAGTGGACAACGTACGTAACTCTTCTACGGGTTCACCTGACAGAGTCGATGCTTTGGTCTGGGGACTTACCGAACTGTTCGACAAAATTACTGCACGGAGGAGAGTCTCGGCTGTACAAGGTGCCGCTGGCACTACTGCTACTAGCAGCCCCTACTATGACGCTTCGACCGGTTACGACCACCGGCTCTTTGCTTCTCCTAACGGATGGATGGCCTAATAACTATGGATAAGACCAAACCCCACGAAAAGAAAGACGGTGATACCCTAGAGGTAATTGTCGTTGAAGGTATCACACCAGACAAGTATGTCCCCGAGGGTTTCGAATCCAAAGAAGCTTTCCTTAACGACATGCGAGCCGAGTACCAAGCAGACGTAGACTTTGACCGCATCAACCGAGATGCAGCTCTTGACGATAAGAAGTTTGCAGCTGGTGAACAGTGGGACCCAATTGTTCTTGAACAGCGCAAGGGTTTGCCCTGCCTAGTTATCAACAACATCCCGCAGTTTACTGCACAGTTGGTTGGTGACTGGCGCGAATCTCGCAAAGCAATCAAAGTTGTTCCATCTAACGACGAAGACGTAGACGTTGCGCAAGTTCGTGGCGACTTAATTCGGTCAATCGAACTACAAAGCCGAGCACAGCGTGTATACGACACAGCGTTTGAAAGCCTTGTGCAGTGTGGCGACGGAGCCTTCCGTGTCTCTGTTGAATACGCACGAGATAACGTCTTTGACCAGGATATCTTTATCCGCCCAATCGAAGATGCGCTTGCTGCTGTGTGGGATCGCTACTCAGTAGACCCTACAGGACGTGACGCTCGTCGTTGCTATGTCAATGACCGGATTCCTAAGTCAGAGTTCGACAAGAAGTGGCCAGGCAAATCGCCTAGCGCTTTGGACGGCGATGACACAATGACTAGGATGTCAGTCGAAGGTTGGGTAGACGACGACTCTTATCAGATTACAGAATACTGGCGGCTAGTAGAACGGCAGCGACTCCTAGCACTTTTTGAGAACGGTAAAACGTTCATGCTCGAAGACGAGACCATGGATAAGCTGATTATGGAGAACGGTCCTCCGATCCGCACACGGGCAGCGTGGTGCACATACGCACAGATGCACCTAGTGACTGGGTTCGAGATCCTTTCAGGCCCCTTTGAGTACAAACTAAACCGCTTACCTATTGTACGGATGTCAGGTCGAGTCACTAACGTAGGTGGACGGCGTGTTCGTTACGGGCTGGTGCGCTTTATGAAAGACTCAGTCCGCCTCAAGAACTTCTGGCGTTCAGTTGCTGCAGAGCAGTTGGGTTACGCACCGAAGGCTAAGTGGATTGCGCCAGAGTCGGCTGTTGAAGGCCGGGAAGACACGTTCCGCAAGGCTCACCTCTCCCGCGACCCTTTGCTTATCTACAACGATGGGGCAGAAGCGGCTCCACAACTTATACCTCCGCCTCCTGTTGAGGCAAGCCTGCTTAACGAAGCAGCTACAAACGCCCAAGACATTAAAGATGTCACAGGTATTCAGGACGCCTCGCTCGGCATACGTAGCAACGAGACTTCTGGTCGAGCCATCATGGCACGGCAGCGTGAAGGCGACATTGCTAACCTAACTTTCCACGACAACGGCAATCACGCTGTTCTGGAATGTGGCGACATTATCAACCAGCTCATCCCCCAAATCTACGACGGTACTCGTACCATTCGTTTGCTGGGAGAAGACATGGCTGAGAAGTTTGCTCGTATTAACGACCCAATGGATCCTGAAGCCGTTGACCTGTCAGTAGGCGAATACGATGTTGCGCTGTCAACAGGCTCAAGCTATACAACTAAGCGAGTTGAAGCAGCTCAGGCAATGATGGACGCTATTCAAGTATGGCCACAGTTAATGACTGTTGCTGGTGACTTGGTAGCTAAAGCCCAGGATTGGCCGGGAGCTGACAAGCTTGCTGAACGTCTTAAGAAAACCATACCTCCGCATTTCCTCGAAGAAGAGGGCGAAGGCGGTATGTCTCCAGAACATATGCAGCAGATGCAACAGATGCAGCAGCAGATGGAGCAACTGTCTATGGAGAATCAAACTCTTAAGATGGAAAAATATAACAAAGAAGTTGAGCACGAGATTGCTTTGTACAATGCTGAGACGCAGCGTATACGGGCTCTGTCAGACCACGAGGTCGATGCTCAGCAACAGTCGCTTACAGCGATTAAACAAATTCTTGACGGATCTGATAAAGTAGATCAACAAGAGATGAAGCGAGAAGCGATGGAGTACGAACGGGCACAAGCCCAGCAGGCTCAACAAGCTTCAATGCCTCTATAAGTTTTCGATGCCTCGGGCCCAAACGCACAAACGGTCCGGGGATTACATCGCAATAAAGTTTGTGCAAACGGTTAAAGGACCGATAAACCTTATTTATGAGTACTGATGACACAGACACCCCCGTCGAATCTAACGACGTAGACTTGGACACATTTGCCACTGAGTTCTTTGGCCAGAACGAAGTAGCCGAGGAGCAGGCCAGCTCGGATGTAGAAGAAGATACAGAAGAAGATGTCGACGCTCAAGAAGACCAAGATACTCATGCTGACGAGGATGACGATACCCTCGCACCTGATGAAGATGAAACTGAAGAAGCCGATGGAAATGAAACACCTAAGCCTAAGAAGAATCGTTTTCAGGAACGTATCGATGAAGTAGTAGGTAAGCAACGGGAAACAGAGCGCAAGCTTGAAGAAGCCCTAGCTAAACTACAGAACCTTCAACAAGAACCTAAGCCAGAGCCAGAGCCACTTAAGGCTGTAGCTATTACCACCACTGGTCCAAGTCCTGATGCAACTAACGAAGACGGTACTGAGAAGTATCCTCTCGGTGAGTTTGACCCCAACTATATTAAAGACCTTACGTTGTACACTCTCCGCGAGGAGCGTGAGAACGAGAAGCGTCTTTCAATACAAGAGGAACAGGACAAAGCAGACGCTCAGGCCAAGCTTGAGATTGCTGCGGACTGGCAAGAAAAACTTGGTCCCGCCAAGGAGCGTTACCCTGATTTCGAAAAGAAGGGCGAACAACTGTTCGGCACCTTTGATTCAATCGACCAAAAGTATGGCGAGTATTTAGCAGCAACTTTGATGTCCTTGGAGTATGGGCCCGACGTCTTGTACTACCTCTCCAACAACCTAGACGAAGCAGACAAGATTGTCAAGAGCGGGCCTACAAAGGCTACGGTTGCTCTTGGCCGTATCGAAGCTAAGTTTGCGGATGTTGCAGCGGAAAAACAACTGTCCAAACCTCGAGTATCTAAAGCCCCCGCACCACCAGGCCACCTGAATAAGGGAACCTCTACTGCAAGGGCAGCGATTAAGGGTGATGAGGACGACCTCGACGCCTTTGCCAGAGAACTTTTTAAAAAGAAAAGGTAAGGGCGTTATCTCATAATAAAGGATAACTACCTACAATGCCTACTGTAACTGTAGATCAAGCAAAACTAGTCCTTAACTCGTTTGCCGCAATCTTCCAAAACAACCTTATGTCGAAGGACCTCGTCACATGGCGCAAGTTCGACGGCGAAATGAATGACCGCAATGGCTTGACTGTTGTTGAGCAGGTCACTCCTGACTACACTACCACGTTCACTAGTGCGGCTGTTGCCGACCTTTCTTCGGGTACTCAAGATTCCATCTTTGGTTCTGAGCAGTACAAGTTGCAACAGGTCATCGGCAGTTCGATGGGCTGGTCGGACTTCGTTAAGATTCGTGACATCGGCGCAGCTCGTGAAAGTGAAGCCCTTAAAAAGGCTGCTCTCCGTCTTGCAACGGACATCGACTCGTACATCATGGGCTTCGTAGCTAAAGCTTCGAACAACTGGGTCGGAAACGCCAACGGTACGGCTAACGTCGCAACGTTCGCTGACATCGCAACAGCTGTTACCCGTCTGAAGAAAGAAGGCTGCGAGGACGATATCCGCGCTGTTCTTTCCTATGATGACTGGCAGGCACTTGGCTCTAACGTCGTAACGAACAACGCATCGCTTACCGATATCGGCGGTGGCACGTATCGTCAGGGCTTTAACGGCACTATTGCTGGTATTCAAACTGCATTCACTCAACAGCTCCAGCCTCTCACGACTGGTACTCGTTCGACTGCTGCTGCTTTGACCGCTGGTACTGCCGACTCGGCTACGACCTACGCATCAGTTGCTATCTCGGGTGCGCCGGGCCAGTATCTGACTCAGTTGGTTAACCTTGGCTCGCTTGGCGCTAACGCAACCATCGCGGACGGCGAAGTATTCACCATTGCTGGTGTTTATGCTTACGACAACCGCGCTAAAAAGGCTCTGGAGCATCTGCAACAGTTCCGTGTTGTCGGCGCCTTCACAGCTTCGGCTGGTGGTGCTGTCGCTGCTCGTGTGTTCCCTGCGATTATTACGTCGGGCCCGCATCGTACAGTATCGGCTGCTGCTGGTAACACTGCTGTCGTTACGTTTGTTGGTCAACCAAGCACTGCAACACTGCCGCGCTTCTTGGCTAATAAGAGTGCAGTCATCTGCAACACCGCTGACCTTATCATGCCAGCAACTGGTACTGCAAGCCGCAAGGCCTTGACAGCTGTCCCGTTGTCTGTCCGCATGTGGCAGGACTCGGTCTTTGCAACTGGTGAGCACCGTATCCGCTTTGATGTGGCTATGGAATGCAACGTCGCGGCCGATGGTCGCCGTCGTTTGGTACGTCTCAACGGTTCGTAAGAACTAAAGGAACTGGCCCCTCTGCCGAAAGGTACGGGCCAGTTTTTCTTATATAATAACTAGAGGTCTATAACACATGGATATTCAAGAACGCTATTCACCATACCCTGTTGCAGCTAACGCGACTGTTCAAGTGTCGGCCAACGCTGTTGGCGGTTTTCTTTGCACTACTGCGGGCACGTATACTCTTACTCGTAACGCTTCTGGAGGTAATCCAGCCCTGACTCTTCTTACTGCACAACCTGTTTCTGCAGGAGTTTACTATCCCTTGCCCTTTTATCTTGGCACTCAAGGCGGCACATTTGTAGCAGCTGGCGGGGCCTCTGGCTTGCTCGGAGTAGCATAGTATGGCGTTAGCCTCTAAGTTTTTTAGCTGGTGGCTTCTTTTAGAAGGTGGCGGCGGCGGAGGCGGATGGATATTAGCTACTGGTAGCTGGGACGATGCTGCTTCTTGGGATGACCTTAGTACTTGGATTGATTAATGGTACAACAAACTATAAATAATGGCGAGACTGGGTTAGTTGTTAGAGGCAAAATCAACGACAACTTTACTGAAGTTTACAACTTAACAGCTAATCCGTATCCACGGGTTACTGACTACGCGTCTCTTCCTGCTGCCTCTACGCAAGCGGGCAAAATCTATATTGTAGAAACAAGCACGGGCATTTGGCCTTTACGTAAATCTGCTGGTATGTGGATAAGCAACGGCTCTGTCTGGGCATGGCTTGGCAACGAGTCTTTGTTAGCAGAACAGATTACCTTTACTGGTAGTGGAACTATTGCAGCAACAAATCTACAGGCGGCTATTCAAGAGCTAGACTCTGAGACGCAGGGCTCGCTTGCTAACAGGCAGCCTTTGGCAGCAGTACTTACTAACACAACTGCATCGTTCACAACTGCACTAGAGACAAAGCTTAACGGCATTGCTACTGGCGCTACAGCGAACAACACTGACGCTTTTTTAATAGCTCGTGCTAATCACACGGGAACTCAGCTTGCTTCTACGGTTAGCGATTTTAGCGAAGCTGTTGATGATCGCGTAGCTGCTCTGCTTTTGCAGGGTTCTAACATAACTCTTACGTATGACGACACTGCCAACACCATAACGGTTAGTTCGGCAGCAGCTTCTTGGGGTTCTATCACAGGTACGTTGTCTTCGCAAACAGATCTAAGCACAGCTTTAAACGGCAAGCAGCCTTTGGCTACTGTGCTAACTAATACTACTGCCAGCTTTACCACTGCACAAGAAACAAAACTTGCGGGTATCGCTACGGGTGCAACAGTTAACAGCACCGACGCTTTTCTTTTAGCTCGTGCCAACCATACTGGTACGCAAGACGTAGCAACAATAACAGGTCTCGCAACCGTAGCTACAACAGGCAGTGCGGCTGACCTTACAGGAAACCTTGCAGTTGCTCGATTGAACAGCGGCACTAGCGCATCGGCCTCAACCTTCTGGCGCGGTGATGGTACTTGGGCAACCCCCTCGGGCGGCGCTGGCACTGTAACGTCCGTTGGTGGCACTGGCACGGTTAACGGCATTACGCTTACTGGAACAGTCACATCAAGCGGTTCATTGACGTTGGGCGGCACTCTTTCTGGCGTTGACCTGACGACACAGGTCACAGGAACCTTGCCTGTTGGCAACGGCGGCACGGGAGCGACCACACTCACAGGTGTTGTTATCGGCAACGGCACATCTGCGTTTACGGTTAAAACCAACCCAACTGGCGCTTTTGTCGGCACAACAGACACGCAGACGCTGACTAACAAGCGCGTCACATCTCGCGTTAATGCACAGACAACAACTGCTTCACCTTTTGCGTGGAACTCTGACAGCTTTGACCAGCAATCGTTTTCGGCTTTAGCTAACGCCCTGACGATTAACGCTGATGCAGGAACGCCCACAGACGGGCAGCGCACTATCTTTCGCTTTAAGGACAATGGTGTGGCCCGTGCGCTAACTTGGACAACAGGTGCGACGAAGGCGTTTCGGGCAGTTGGTGTTACGCTGCCGACAACAACCGTTATTAGCAAAACTACTTATGTTGGCTGCATCTACAACGTAGCAGATAGCCGCTGGGACGCAGTGGCAGTTTCGCAGGAGGCGTAAATGATAATCGAATTTGAATACACAACAAAATACGGCAAATACTCTGACGCAATTATCTTTCCAGATGATGAGCCTATGACAGAAGAGCAGATTGCCACTGAGAAGCAGCGCCGTCTTGATAACTGGATTGCGCTCATTGAAGCGCCGATAACGCCAGAAGAGCCAGCGCCAGAACCAGAGGCGTAAGCCGTGGCGGATAGATATTGGGTAGGCGGCACAGGAACGTGGAACACTACGTCCACAACAGTTTGGTCTGCTACATCGGGCGGAGCATCTGGCGCTTCTGTGCCTACCGCTGCCGATAGCGTTTTCTTTGACCAAGCGGGAACATTCACTATTACCCTGACGGGCGCTTTACTGTGCCTTGATATTACGGTTTCTGCCGGGACATATACGTTTACCAGCACTGGTACGATAGCTATCAGTGGCTCTATGTCGTTGCTGGCGGGGACTGTGTGGGACGCCACAGGCAACCTTACGTTTAACGCTACAACCACAGGTAAGACAGTCACAACAAATGGCGTGATTATGTCAGGGAATATAACATTCAACGGCGTTGGCGGTTCATGGACGCTCGGTAGCGCACTAACAACGACAGCATCACGCTCACTCACGCTAACCAGAGGAACGCTTAACCTAAGCACATTCACGCTGACAATAGGTGCGTTCAGTTCTAGCAACGCTAACACTCGCACTATTGCTTTTGGCACTGGAAACATTACGCTCTTGTCTAACGGTTCGCTTTGGACAACATCTACAACTGCGGGGCTATCAACCACAGGCACTCAAGTAGTCAATGTGTCGTACACTGGCGCAAGCGCAGTAACGATAACGTCTGGTTCGCTAAACGAAGCTAACAGCATCAGCTTTAATTACACGGCTGGCACGTACTCGCTGACGCTCTCATCAGGGACACAGCGCAACCTTAACTTCACAGGCTTTGCAGGAACAGTCAGTAACGCCGCGCAGTTCATTTACGGCAACCTCACACTGGCGGCAGCGGCTACCTACACGGGTGGCCTATCCTCTTGGACTTTTGCGGCTACATCCACTGGCAAGACAATCACTACTAATGGCAAGACAATGGACTTTCCCATTACGTTTGACGGCGTTGGAGGTTCATGGATACTGCAAGATGCGCTGACAATGGGGTCAACGCGAAGGCTATCACAGACTAACGGGACGCTTGACCTTAACGGTAAGACGCTGACTGTTGGCTCAGATTACAGAACCGCTACTGGAACCAAAAATCTGACGTTTAATGGCGGTACTTTGGTCTGCCCCGCGGCTTCGGCTATAGCATTCAACAACCTGCAACCCACTAATTTTACGACAACCGCTGGAACTGGCACCGGCACAATATCAATGGCATCAGGATCGTCTACAGCCAGAACATTCGTCGGCGGCGGTTCCACGTTCAACTGC